GGGGATTCGCGCCAATAAGTATCAGGGCACGAGACGCAATATCAATATCTGAATTAGCTACACTACTCATTTGGTTATGGGGGGCCAAAGCCCCCCACTTCCTTAGTCAGAGTCTGAGACTGTCAGAGCAGTTCCGTCTGCAATATCGACAACAGTGCCAGTATTGGACAGAACAACAGAAATGCCCATAGTAGGAGCATCAGAGTCATAGACAAAAATAACATCACCAACATTCATCATGTCAGCAGCGTCATTAAAGTAGCCAGATACACGGACTGCTGTCAGTGCATCTGTTGAGGTGTAGAACCACAGATTGTGACCGCCACCAGTAGCCATATTAGTTAGGCCAGAAGCTGAATAAGCCATGCTCTACTCCCTATGTGTTGTTATCAAGGACTTCATAGATACCATTGTCATCAATAACAGTAGCACCCATTGACATCATTGAAGTTGCAAGGTGTGCAGCTTTTTGCGGCACATAATTAATTTCAGTTTGAACATCTGAGTTGATGCCCAAGCCGACAGCAGATGTGTGGTAAGCCATGTTCTTACCAGCAGTAATTGCTGATGTAGAAAAAATCTTGAAGCCAAGAAATTCTTTCATGGTCATGCCACCTGCGTATGGCAGGTTCTGTTCACCAACAAAATCGCTTGAAGCAAATTCAGTAATCAAGAACAGATCAGCATATCCTTTTGGATGCATAGCCAAGAAACGGCCACCATCTTCTGGGATATTTGCAGAGCCAAATGTTTCAAACAATGACAACAAATCTGCTTTTTCAAGAGCAGATGATGTGTCATGAATTTGAGTTGAATTAGCACCTGCGTCCATTGCAGTATAAAGAATCTCGTCAGTCTTACGACCAAGAGCAGCAGCAGCAGATTGTGCTACAGCTTGACGTTCATCAATATTAGTCTTTAATTCATCGAGCTTGTCGATGTATTCAGCCGCGTAATGGTCAGCCATAGTTGCCTCAACCTGTGTGTGGGTGAGTTCCATAGCGGTAATGTCACCATTGCGTGACTTTGTAGAAGCAGAACCAGTACCGATTTTTTGGAAGCGAACAGTGCTACCAGCAACATTGCCAACTGTGCGTACAGTGTTACGCAACTTTGAACCCATGCGCTGATAAGCCATGTGAACTTCTGACTCGAACTGCTTGATAAATGCGACATCAATAGTATTCGCCATTTTATCAGTCCTTTCAAAAGAGGTTTACGTTTACGACACAGTTGTCCGTAACATCGCGTCAATCGGTTATCCCGCAGGGCCGTCAGCTAGAAACAGGCTGTACTATTCAAATCTCACTTCTATATCACGTTGGCAACGCACAAAACGTAAACAATGATAACCATTTATAACGGTAGGTTGATTTGAAAATGAATATCCTAACCAATCAAGCCATTTGATAGTACGTTCATGTTCAATAGGCACAAGATTTTCTACCCAATCATATTGGTCACAAAGCCAATTTGACATTAATTTTGATGTTTTTAAAAATTTTCGTGGTATATCATCCAACACAGAAGAACCTAGCATCCATATATGACCAGATGTAAGGTCTTGTTTATTCTCAAAAGGAAATACACCAAACATACAAACAGGTTCATCTTTATACAAACCTGTCCATGTTCTTGCATGTTTGCTAGATAAAGGTACGTGGAGCGCACGCCACGGTGTTGCGCCGTGAATCATGCACTCCCGTATATCGGTGTCTCGAAGATGATGTTGTAGATATCCAGCATGTTCTATCGTTGCCGTTACAATCTTAACATCACCATCTTCATGGAAGGCGTTAATTGAAGACTTTGGAAAAACCTGCTTGGACTTCCTTGACATAGGCTGGGTCTCTTTTTGCTGGATTCCAATAACGCTCATCAGTCATCATAGAGCGCAGTTTATCTTCTGTTATTGCAGTAGGTAAACCTGCATCAGCAGACATTTGCGCACCACCTACCTTAGACATAATAAACTCAAGAGCCTCAATGCCCTTTGCTGTTTGCCCAATCTGCAAGATAGCATCAGCATGTTCTTCTGGAAAAAATTTATTTGCCCACAAGTCAACAGCTTCAATGCGTGCATCAGCATTGTCACCAAGATTAGCACGTTCTTGTTCCAAGTCAGGTGTTTGTGATTTTATAAAATCTGCATATTGTGCTATGCCAGATTCAAACTCTTCTTGGCTATACGCGTTTTCAAATGCATGATCAGCCCACCATTGAAACAGTGGATTATCAACAACCATTTCTGCATCAACAGATTCTGGTATCTGATAATCACCAGCAGTAGCTGGTCTGTTTTCATAAGCAGCAGTTTCAAACTCTTGTATAATTTGCTGCCGTAGTTCTTCTTGACCAGCACCAAGTTTCTGTTCAAGAGATTGATAAGAAGACGCAAGGTCTTCTGGTGTATTAAATTTTTCTGGTAGCCATTCTGGACGTTCAGCTACAGGTGCTTCAGTTGTGACTGTGGCTTCAGCCGCTACTTCTACATTATCTGCTTCGCTCATTTCTTTGCCTTTTCTGCTTGTTTAAATCGCCTCTCTATGAGGCCCACTAAATAACGCTGTCCTTCTAAATGACGTAGTTCAGCGTCAGAGATGTTTGCACCACTAACAGATTCGATAGTAATAGAACGCAAATATTGCATCACTGCCTTACCATTAGGTGTGCGAAACAAACTATTGATATTTTTAGATATTCTATCGTCTTCTTCTTTTGGACGAGGAAACCCATCAAGGCCTAAGTTGAGTGACATCTGGTACTTCACCTTGTTGCTGTGCTTGTTGATATCGTTGTGCAGCTTCTGCAAGCTGCTGTCGTTCTACGCTATCTCGCACAAGACTATCAGGTACACCAAATTTTTCAGCCAAATGTACTGCAACATCTTCAGATTTAATTAACAAATTCAAAATCTCAGGCCCAAACGTACCGCCAACTAACTGCAAATAGCGTGATATAGATGTAATATCTTGATTAGCTTGTGCTTGTGCAAGGGGTGAAACAGAACGAACCTTAACTTCTCTGCCATTTATAACAGGTATTTCAATACGACCTTGCTTTTTTAAAAGATACACAACACGCTGCAATATTGGCTGCACCATCTCAGCTTGCAATCTACCAAAAGCAGACCCAATGCGTCTGGATAAATCAGCCATGCGTTCTGCAACTTCTGTTGCTGACGCTGGTGTTCTATTCGGATCACCAAGCATGTCATTATACAAAGCTCTTTTAATATTGTTGCGCATGTCATTTAGAATAAGATTAGCAACATTAAAATCGCCAGCAGCACGTATTGGTTGTAATCCCATTGACCCCATCGCCTTTGGGATGATCGTCCCTGGCACAAGATTAATTGTATCTGTGTTCATAACGCCATCATCATCCATCTGATAGATGCCTGAGATAGCCATCTGTGCATTTTCAAGAACAAGCTCGATTGTTAAATTAGTTGTTTTGATTGCACTAAGGGCGTTGACAAGAGGGCCGCGTCCATAAATTTCGCCACTGGCTTTAGACCAACGAAAACATATAAACGGATTAGAACCTGCACCATCAAACTGTTCGTAGTAAATTACTTCTTCAGCCGCAATATCGATAACATAATAGTCATAACGCTCTTCATTGCGTTTTTCATAGTTTCTACAAACCAGTTCAAGAATCTTACACTCTGCTTCTGGCTGTGTTGCAATAGCTTTAGCAAGTCGTTCTGAAACGACAGCACGCTCATAGGCAACAGGAATCGAGCGGTTCTTAAGAACCCTCTCTCTAAACACATGGTCAATCGAGCCATCTGCACCTGTATCAAGCACGACAGACGGAAGCGGTATCGCGTTAAAGCGTATTGGATTGATTGAGTCACCTTCTTCAACAAGCAAGACGCCTGTTCCAATAGCCAAGTCCATAAACGATTCATGTATCTCTTGACCAAAATTAGAAGATTGTAGAACTTCAAAAACATAATCAGTCACCACATCAAGTTGATTATTTACTTGGTCGACTTGTTCATCTGGAATTTCAGAACCAGCAACAAAATCTGCCCAACGTGCAAAGTTTGGCACAAGACCAGATTGAAGACGAGAAGCAAACTCCTGTGTTCCAACCACAGCAGTTTCGTCAAAAATTTTATCATCACGACGTTGACCAGCAACTTCATAATAAAATCCTTGACGCATAGGCAATGCATATTCATAGCACTCATCAAACAAAGGTTCAAAGTTTAAGCGTTTTTCTTTTGCACGCTCATACTTTTCTAACATTGGTTTTGTCTGGTGCATTACAGAGTCTCGTCAAAATAACCCATGCCGCCTCTGCTACCTGTCAGCAAAGATGTAGCACCAGAGCCACGACGTTGTTGCTTAGCGGCAGTTTCTACACCTTTTTCTCTTGCCTCGTCACGCCTTCTGCGCTCTTCCGCCTCTCTTTGCTCACGAGCATCTTTTTCTGCTTTTTTGGCAGCCTCTTGTTCAGCTTTTTCTGCTGCGGTAAGCGGTGGTGGGCCTTTTGGTCTACTTGTTGCTACACACATAATAGTCTCCTTTAGTTTTTCATACAGTTGCTTTTACACACAAAGCAACGCACATTTTACATTCTAGCCCAAAGACCTTTACGTTTTTGTCGTGGTTTTCTTGTAAAGACATCATAGTTACGTTCAGCTTGGAAAGGTTTAGGCGCATGCTGCATATTCGTCAAGATTGCACGTCCTTCGCCAGACCCAAGCATTAAATACTGCAAAGCGTCATGTATATGTGAAAAATGATTTTTATCTGGCTTATCCATATAACGCTCGCCAGATACCTGCAATCGTCTGTATTGATAACCACCCTCAAAGCCCTTAATTATATTACGACACCTGAAGTCAACCAATAATCCTGAACTACCATCAACCATACGATTAAGTGCTGAATTAACTGATTCAATCCTAAGAGATACATCATTAGACGGTGCTGGCCTTGCATTAAGACCTGCACCACGCAAAATTTGAAATGGGGTTGACTCGTCAGTTTGAGCGCGAAAATCTCCTGCTGGATCACCAAAGATAATAGCTTCATTAGTTGCATATCTTGTAGACAACTCCTGCCGCAGCACTTCAGTAAATTTAACTATACCCATATCAAACGCCACTATTTCTTGCAGTATTAGCCAACGTCCACGTACTTTTTGTGCTACTACCCCAGCAGGAGTAAGGCCAAAATCAAGACCAATATAAACAGGTAGTCCTGCCGCAACAGGTATTTCTTCTTTGGCAACGTGGACATCTGCTGCAAAATTGGCATAAACGGGTTTACCATCTTTTATACTCCCAAGGCGATTCATCACATATACATCTATCCAACTCTTCGTCTTCCCTTGTACAATGTTCGGATAGTAGTCGGCTCTCATATTCTTTGCGTTTTCTGCGTTCTTGTTTAGAACGTAACCTGTAATGATCCCTTCTTCGTCCTTTGTTTCCAGCATACCTGCTGGTTGTGTGTAGAAATTCCAGTTGTCTGGCTTGACCAACATCTTCGCTTCTTCTTTGGGAATGTGATCTGGAATTGGAACTTCGCCTGACATTATGGGCCACCAGTGATCTTCTTCTGGCGCATTTGTGTCCGCTATGACTCCTGTCCATGTACATCCACCATCTTTCATTGAAGGAAAACGACCTACACGCATTGAGCATGCATCAATAATAGATTTGGGTATCTCCCTCGCCTCGTTGATCCAGATACCTGTCAATTCTAGGGAGAGGAGTTTCTTGACATCTTCTGGTCTGTCGAGAGCGAGGAAGATAACTTCAAGGTCTAGGTCTGCTTTTTTAATGTGATGTGTATACGGCACAGACCAATGGAATTTGCCCCAGTCCTCTTCTGGGAACCAATCCAACCAAGTTTTAATTGTGGTAGTTTTTAACTGTGGGTTTGTGTTTCTGATGACAGCCCAGCGTGATTTACGCATGCCATCCATACCCTTTTCCTGCTGTATAGCACGCCTAAATAATTCAACACAGCAGCACACAGACTTGCCTGACCCAACAGGGCCACGCAATGCACGAAAGAACGAATCGTCTTTCATAAAAGATTTAAGAACTTCACCATCAGGCTTGTAGTTAAATTTGGTCAATCTTGTGATCCTTACCAAACTTAATCATACGTTCCACAACTTCTGGCCCGATAACAGCAATAACTTTGTCTGCCTCTCTGTCAGTCTGGAACTGTTTAGGATGGTAAGCAAGATGCACCTTCTTCACAATCTGGCGCAACATATCACGTTCTTCACGCTTTAGTGTGTGTAGAAAGCTCATCTGTATCTTTTGGTTTTATCTGATATTTTTTTAGGCTGTTTGGAGAACTGCTTACCAGCACGAGTTGCTCTTCTTTTAGCAGCAGTGGACGCTGCATATTCTTGCGGCGATAACGCCTTAATTGCGGCTGATGGTAGATAACGCTCGCCTGTGGCTTTTGGCCCTTGGGTGGATGGCTTGCCACTTTTGGTTCTCCATTTTTGCTTTGTCCACTTCCGTAAAGAAGCCTGTGACGGTCTTAAAGCCATAGTTTCTTTCTCGCTACAATATAAAAAAAGCCAGCAAACATAAACAAAATAGCAAGAGATAAAGAAACAATGCCGATAACTTCAATAATCTTCTCTCTTTTTAGCCGCGCCTCTTTTATCTGTCTTTGTCTTTTAGCCCTAGCATCTGCTTGAAACTTAACCCAATCTTCCCACAGCCCATAACGTCCGTAAAGATACATAATGCTTTTGAGTTCAGCCTCTTTTCTTTTAACCTCTTCAAGAGCCATAAACTCTTCAAGATCATTTCCAAATGTACTATTACGCTTTTTGCTTGCTTTGGATTGCAGGTCTTCCTTCGCAAAGGCAAAATCCGCAATCGCTTTCCCTGCCGAGGCAAGTTCTTTGCCGTTTGCAATCGTCTTCTTTATGACGGCAAACGCACTGTTTATTGCCACAAGCTCTGCTAACATTAGTTTCTATATCCGCCTCCCTTTGCTTTGTAGGCTTTTGCTAACATCTGGGCTTTTCGCGCCGACCATTGGCCCGGTCTGCCGCCTTTGCCACCAGCCTTTATACGATTAAACAATGCTTTTCGCATTGCAGGTTTGGTGTAATTACCAGCAGCGTTGACAGCCATTACTTACCTACTTTCTTTTGTGCTTCTTTATGAGCGGCGGTAAATGATTTTCCATCTTTCATTAACTTACGCATTAACTTCATATGCTTGGCTGTATGATGAACAGAGTGTTTTTTCAACGTACTTGTTTGTCTCTTTGTCAACATAGAAGCCATTATACCTTACCTTCTTTTTGTTGTATGCAATCTTTTGCTGTTACTCTTGTAAAAGGAAACTTCTGATAAATAGTAAATTCCATTTCCTTTAACCTATTTAAACATTGCTCTTCTTTTATATATGGCCCTTCTGTGTCTTGAGCAACGAGACATTGTTGCCCACCAAAGCCAACCCAACAAATAAGAAGAGATGCATAAAACATTAATAACCGCGAGAATAATTGCCAGCAGCAGGCATCTTCTTTTTTGGCATTGCTTTCTTTGCGCCTTTTTTGGCAGCCTTCTTCATAGGCTTCATCATCTTTCCAGCATGTTTTGGCATTTTACTTTCCTTTCATTTTTGCTTTTATAATTTTTTGCTGTAATGCTTTTGGCAATGTTTTTTGTTTTGCTGTAAGCATTGATTTTTTAACTGCTTTCTTTTTCATCATTTCTTTTTCCTCTTCTTTGCGGCTTGATACCTAGCCAATAAACGGCGACCTTTGGCTACCGCAGATGCTTTATCACCAGAGTGACCCCATGCGACTAGTGACAGCTTCAAACGTGTCGGTCTGCCCTTCTCGTCTTTCAGTGGGCCTTTTGCTGAACCCATTCGTACAAGGAACGAACCCTTCCTTCTTAGCTTCTCTGGTGTATTTGCTGCACCCTTTACTGGTGCTTTCAGATTGCCCTTCTTGCCAGACTTCGTTCTGTACGATGCCCTGCCCTTTGCATTCAGTCCGCCTTTTGGATTCTGACCTGCTTTGCGTGTCCATGCTGGTGACTTTGCCATTATTTAATTCTTTGTTCTCGTACAATTTTGTCCAAAGGATATCTTATATCTCTAGGATCAAATTCTGATTCAGGTTCATCAATTCCTATTTCTGGTGGATCAACAGTATCCAGTGATGCAAATCCACTTCCGTCATCTTTATCAGACCCTATGGTTGATGCTTCAGCCCTTCCAATAAACATATCAAACAAACTTGCACGTTTGTTCGTCATTGGGCCATGAAAAAAATAATCACTTGCATGAGGCGGAATGTCGTCATCGTAATCAGTGTTAAGTGTTTTTGTTTTGTATAATTTTATATTTGTAGGACGAGGCAGTGGGCCTGTTATATTTTCATCTGAATGAACAACAAGACCATTACCATCATGAGATACAGCTAAATCTTTATACCCATCTACAAAAGCAGCCTTTGCAAAATCTAAATCTGGGTTGCCAATGTTTATTTTTACTTTTCTGCCAACATCTTTTTTGTTGTCTTTGTAATCACGGCTACCCATCAAAAAAGCAAGATTATGTATCTTTTGAAAATTAGTGGCATCAGAAGAAATTGTTTCCCAGACAGCTCTTGTAAACCCACTCATCCCTGCATATTCTTTTTCAAATCTTTCTGTCTGATAAACAGCTTTGCTTTTTTCGATGCTTGGGTCTTGAAGCATTTTGTAATTTACATAAAGATTTTGATCATACTGGTCATCAAGAATAACATCACCATTCTCATCTCTAATAAACATACTTGTGCCAGTTGTTGATTGCATGCGGCTTGCAGGAGACATGCCAAACATTTTTTCATCTGCCATAGGGTCGGCTACAATATTAAATCCAACACCACCATAATCTTCAACAGATATTTTGCCTAACCCATGTTGCAAATACATCTGTCTTAAAAAAGCCAATTCATCTGACTCTATGCTGTCTTCTGTAATTGGGAATCGTTTTTTTAGTTCTGGCCCCATCAAAACATCTAACACTGCGTGTTTTGCTGGTGTGCTTGTAAGCAAAGCAAAAAAATCACCAGCACCTGCAAATAACGGGCGTGGCCTATCACCTGCTTTCAAATCAGGATGCAGACGGTTTGCTGTCTTTTCTAACAGTGCAACCGTTTCACCAGCTATGTTTTCTTCTGTTGTTTGTGGTTCTGTTGGGTCTAAAAAGGTAGACAGCAATGGGTTTGTAATAGCACGCATGTAGAAATTAGCATGCTGATCAAAGTTATTTATTATTTGGTCAAGACTAGGCATGGTGTCACTATGTACAAACTCATTTAATTAATTCAACGCACAAACTTGTATTCAACCCAATAAGGGTGCAACCAGCCTAAGTCCTGTAACCCAGCAAAGATTGCCTCATTAATGAATAAAAAATCTGCTGCATGATTAGAATATTTGACGTGTACCTTGATTGTGCAATGCTCTTTATCGCACCGCAATCCACCACCACCAAGAGCAAGCGTAGCTCGTAGGTCATCCCTGCGTACTGGCCCTATCGGGACTCTGCCGCCAGAATAATTTTTGACCATGTTTTGTATGCGCTCAGACTTCAACGGAAAGTCACTGTCAATCTTGTAAACAGTATTGGGCTTCTTCGGCACAGCCAGCCAGAGCGTTTCTGCTGCTGCCTCTGGCGCGCCTATGACCAGCCCACCCACAGCCATAGGAATATTGAATAGCCAGATGCCAACTCTATCAACTATATGCAAACTATCCGCGCCGTGGGTGCGGATGCGTTCGCCAAGATAGTCTATGCGGAAACAGAACAGTACAAACACTGCGCACAGTGCGATTAATGCTTTCTTCATTGCAACCTCCATTGCATTTATGCTACCGAACCTTTGTGGCAATAATGTGTTGATAGGACGGGTCGAGGGTAGCACGACCAACTTTTTGACCCACCCCACGTCTACGTCAAATCTATACTGACCGATATGTCGCCAGCGTGCAGGTGCATGTGACGCTCTGGGGCCTTGAACCCAGCACGGTCTAAGATATCCTTGCTCGCTTCTAACTGCACGTACTCACTCTTGGCCCCACGAGCTAACTGCACCAGTTTAGCGGCGGCTATCGTAGCACTCACGCCCATAGTCTCACCAATCCTCTGCATCATATACGCTTGCACATGTGGCAGCCGCAAAGCCTTGCTAGCTGTCACTCTCCCGCTATCACCAGAAGCATAACCTGCCAAGCCAGCCGCTTCCGTAATGCTACATCCATTTGCTACGAGCGCATCAACCAACGCGGTCTGCTTGGTGGTTAGCTTCTTCTCACCAGCCGTTACTACAGCACTCATTACCCATCCTTGCGATTCTCATAACCCCCCCTGTAATCCCCCCCTACATACACGCTGCTTTGCCGCCTTGTCAACGCACAACATACGCCTGTCACACGCACACTGCCGCGAGCAAGGCGCATTCCGCACCAGAGACCGTGAACGGCCTTGCTCTCGGTGGCTTGCGCCAGCGAAGCCAGTGTGGTGTGACCGCCCTGTACTTATCAGCAAGAAAACTGCAACACGACAATACATGCATGCACGTAGTGCATCAGTGTTGTCACACTGCTTGGTGCTTACCAACAGGCCGTTGCGTCACTGGCTCTGGTCGCAGACCAGTTGCGGATAGTCATGCCAGTGCTACTTGCACAAATGACCGCGAAAAGACGTAGCTTTCGCTCCAGCGATGCTACTCTTGAGCAACCGTCAGCGTGCAAGTTAGCGCACCGTGGCCTTGACTATCCGTAGCGTGGCGTGACGGACGTTGCAGTTGGATACGCGCAAGACGAGCTTGCGAGTCTTCACGCTGATAGGTAAACACACGCCGCACAAGTTACAGCCCAGCGTAGCTGGGAATGGCACGTAGTGCCATGCATCTCCCAGATGCAGTAACTGGTGCTAGGCGGCATCGAGCCGCCTGCGAGTGTGTACTCTACACACACACACGATGAGCGAATGTTATCACACAGTTCATGCACCGCATGAACGGTGTGCCAGCACGCCCACTCGGTCAAGAGGTGCGATTCTTGCGCAGACATGTCAATGTCTGCGGTGCGCAAGAATAGCGACACCGCAAGTGCGGTGCTTCGCCTCTTGACTTTCGTGTCGGTCGTGATGGCCTCGATAACATATTCGCACATAGTGTGTATGTGTGACGTAACTGTAGTGCTTTTTATAGGAGATAATTATGGCACAGAAAAAGAAGATGACTGTAACTAAGATCGAAACCCCTGTACGTGATGCTGGACATGCAGAGCATGTCGCAGCAGCGCATGACGCAGTGTTGAACTTGGTGGATATGATGATGACCGATGACTTTGATTCGCGCTTCGCGAATCAGGTATCGGGCGAAGAGAATCCCAAGTTCAACTCGTCAGCGCACTTCACCTTTGGCTCACGTGCCAAAGCATCAGGCGTTGCGCTACGCAAGAAGCGTGAACGCTTCTTCGAACTCGAGCATCAGTATGATGCTGAGGTCGAGCGCAACGGCAAAGAGTCTACCAAGTTAATCAACCTTGGCGCAAACAAGAACAAGGCAGAAGCAGAGTGGAACACTCTGGATGCCTTGCACCAGATGGATGTTGACTTGTACAACACGATGCACAACGTTGGGACCATACTTGGTCGCAACGGTGCAGAGGGAAGTCAACCTCGCATCTGGAATGACGGGAAGCACACCGAAGACCACGGCGAAGCGTGGTTTGAGAAGGTGTGCGAGCGCATTCTTGAGCGCAAGGTGTTGTCACCGCAGGTAGACACACCGAAGGTTGACCCAGCTGAACTGCTAGCGAAGCTCAAGCGTTCAGCGTAACCTGACACATAGTTTCCTCCCCAACTGGTGGTGGCTTCTACGGGAGCTGCCACCTTTTTTTGTGCTGTTATAAACCCAGACAAACTTGCGCACACTCCCATCAACTAGATGATAGTTGCGCTAGCGATGGTCAAACTATGAAGACAAATTTATTTGATTACTGCACTTGCAGAAGTGCAACAAATATGATATTAGTACAGAGTATCTGATGATGGAGGTCAACATGTACGCAGATATTACACAACAAATAATCAAAAAGATAGAGGATGGATGCCCACCGTGGTTGCGTCCATACAACAAATTTGGTGGTGGATTACCACTAAGACACAACGGCATACCATACAGAGGCATGAACATCATCATGTTATGGATGTGTGACTATGACAATCCATACTGGATGACTTACAACCAAGCACAACAGCTTGGCGGCAACTTGAAAGGTCAGAAGTCACCAACCAAAGTCTTTCACTTTGGCACAGCTAAAGACAAAGACAAAGAAGACAGATTTTATTCGTATGCTAAAGCATATTCTGTCTTCAATGCATCGCAGATAACTGGTCTGCCATCACACTATTATCCAAAGCAAGAACTGTATATCAATGCAGATAAACCAGTTGCATCTATTGATAAACAACTTGCTGATATACCAGCCAAAGTTGTTGAGGTTGATGGATGCACGCCTTGCTACCGTCCATCAACAGATGAAGTGAACATGCCGCCGTGGTCTGACTTTGTTGATGGCCTTGCATATTACAGCACAAAAATACATGAACTTGTCCATTGGACAGGTCACGAATCCAGACTTGATCGCCTTGGTCTAAAGAACAAGAAAGGCTATGCCTTTGAAGAACTTGTTGCAGAGATGGGCGCATCATTCATGATGGCACAACTCGGGCTGGAACCAACAGCACGAGATGACCATGCACAGTACATCTCATCATGGTTACAAGCACTGAACAATGATGTGAAGTACGTGTTCGAAGCGGCGAAAGTCGCACAACAAGCTGTGGAACTACTCAATAGTCACACAGCAGAAGATGTAGCTATAGCATAGGAGGTATATGTCATGAGCATCTTTCAAACTAAAGACCCAGTAGCTGAAGAAAATGTTTTACGTCAAAAAGTTGAGCTTGTTCTCAACAGGCAGACTGAAACATTGCATCAGCTAACAGCAATAACCAAAGAGTTGGAAGCTCTTACTAAAATTGTTACTCGTTTATCAGTAGACAGGCCAAAGCCACAGATATCTGAACAGCTTGTGTTTGCTGATGGCAAAAAGCCAACGCCAGTAATTAATGCTGTGTATATGGCAAGCAAGCGTGACATTACACGCATGGAAAAACTGCACACATTTATGTCTGGCCCACATCCTGTGACCATACATACAATGATGGCAGTCTGGTCTTGTTCACAGAAAGCAGCAGAAGCAACGCTGTATCGGTTTGAAAAAGATGAACGCTATGTAGTCTTCAAGACAAAGACTAAAGGACATCCAACACTTTACACAATCAAGGAGGCATCATGACTTTACCAGCACACTTGATTGCACAGCAGGGAATGTTCGATTCCCTGCAAGTGCAGAAGCATCACCAAACAACCATTGATTTGGTGAAGGTTGGCACAGCACTCGGCAACAAGTTATGGCCCAACGAAATCATGACTGTTGCCGAATGCATTGTCGGCAAAGACACACCAGCATTCAACCATCTCATCAAGCATGCGATGGAAGAATACGAAAGACTAGCAAATGCAGAAATGGAGGCACTTGGAGATGGATACTGCACAAATCAACACGTCGGATGACATGTCATGGTCACAGGCTCATGGTCTTGTGCAAACTCTTGTTATAAAAGAGATTGTTGCGCTTGACCAAAAAGCTATATGGCATGATGACTGTCCAGAGGAAGATGATTATTCACATTCAGAAGCAGCTAAAATGTGTAGGCGTGATGCTGAAAGATTGCGTCAAGCATTATTTATTTTAGCAAGAGGAGTATAAAATGGCTTATGAAATAGAGACAATGAATATTGACAAAGAACTGGCTAATGGTTTGACAGCTACATTGCGTAAACTAATACGTGATGAAGTAATAAACGTGATGAATGATATGCCAGCTGCTGTGGATGATGCAATATGCAACATATCTCGTGAAGTAGCTGAAGCAGTTATGGATGATGATCTCGATGACAAGATTACAAGTTGGATGCACGACAATCTTCGTGACCAACTTGAAAACAACATACGCATTGTCATAGACTAACATACAGCGTCAAGGTGTCTCGAATGCCTTGACGCATTTATGCTACACAGTTATATGTACTAGATGATTACATATTTAGAACAATTAAATAATGCAGCAGCACCAACTGGCATCAAATTAGTTGAGTTCTTCAAGCAAGCAAAGATACCTACATCAACATACTATCGTGCAATCGGGGGTCAGGATTTGCGTCTATCAACAGCAACAAAGGTTGAAGATGCGATCAACACTTACTCACTACACAAATCCCAGAGTGAATACGAATAGCTGGCAGGATTTAGTTGCAACTCTTGTGGCTATTAGAAACAAACGTGGCTATAGTCAAGAAGAGTTAGCACACCGCATTGGATGTGCTGCATCTTTGATACACAAATGGGAACAATACAAAAGAGTTCCGTCAGGATTTATGTTTGTCTGCTGGCTGGATGCGCTCGAAGCGCAAATCGAAATCAAAGAAACTAGAGGATAGTAGAGGAAAGCCTGCTGCATGTGAACATTGTGGCAGTACATCACATTGGTTTTCGGTGATGGCAAGTGGTTCTATTTGGTGTGATGATTGTTTGGAGTATTACGGATGGGAACATCTAGCCGCAACAAAGGCAGCTACCACGAACGATGGTGGTGTAACTGGTTCAATGAGAAGGGGTGCGAAGCGAAACGCCAACCGCTATCTGGCGCGTTGGGAGGTGAGTGGAAGTCCGATATCTCTATCACCACCAGACAAGGAAGATTGGTAGCTGAATCAAAGTATCAGGCTACAGGTCGTGGCTTTTCCTTTCTTACCAAGACACACAAAACACAGCCAGCAGACATCTATCTTCTTAAACAGAAGACAGGGCCAAACTTTATATGCATTGAAGTCAACAACCCGTTGGCTGAAAAAATAGCGCGATGGCTAGCTGGAGGTGACTAACCATCGCGCCGCGCATTTGGAGGTCTGACTGCGCACGACACAGGATACTTTTATTCTTGATACTGTCAAGGCACACTGCTAGACTATTCGATACGGAGGTCAATATGAAACAGCGTGATCCAAACTACAGGCTGCCGCGCAATCAGGTTATACCTGACAAGCGACAATCTATCATTGAAAGCATGCATGAACAGGAGGTTTTAGATGCGAGCATTGACAACAGAAATCAAAGCCAAAGCACTGGCTCGCCTAACAGACGCAGCTACCAAGCCAATGCTAGTAACGAGCATGATAGAAGATGGCGTGAGTTCATTAGTTCCATTGGAAACTAAACTGAACAAACATTACGAACTTGTCTTCTATCGTATTGACAGAGATGCACCATTACACAGACTACATGAAGCATACGAGATGGTGCAAAAAGCTTTAGTGCCTTTACCTACCAAAGACATTGAAGAGCGTATTACTATGCTTTGTGCGTTGATTACTTTGGCTAAAGACTTCAGCCCAAAGGTGCTTGACATGAAGCGCAAAGCTCTTGCATCTAAGCTGGCAGAATATCCAGCAGACATTGTAATTGATGCATTTGGTTACATCGAGCGAAATGTCAGATTCTTCCCAACATTGGCAGAGTTTATCAACGAAGCTGGCATTGGATGGAAGTCCAAGCCACGGTTCATGTTACGTGATGAGTTGCAGAAATGCATTGATTATCAGGAGGCTGTGTGATAAAATGGATGAAGATGAAGTACAAGAAGATGACGGCCAGCCAAGCTGGGAACAAGAGTGGGAGGATTTTGGCGAAGTCTACGATGACGAGCCAACCTATATATAAATAGATGGAGGTCTATCATGGAAAGAAAAGGTTTTATCGGCGGGTCCGATATGTATTCAATCATGCGCGGCGATTGGAATACGCTATGGCATGTCAAAACTGGACGCACTCAACCAGAAAATTTGAGTAATGAGTTCAATGTACAGCTTGGTATTCGCACAGAATCATTCAACATGGAATGGCTTGCTAAGCGTACTAGCTGGGATGTAATGCCAAGCCCAGACATTATCCGCAAAAAAATATCTGGCGTTCTCTATCAAGCAAGAGCAGATGGCGTAGCTTACGACAAAAATGGCGTAGCTATGATTGTCGAGTGCAAACATACAACAAGCTACCGCAGCATGTCTGATATGTTGGAAGCATATCTACCGCAAGTACATTTGTACATGCGTTTGCATGAGTTGAAGAAAGCTGTGTTTTCCGTCATCTTTGGGAATCTATGGGAATATTGCGTAGTAGACTTTGAAGAAGACTATTGGAAAAATGTCAGCACACAAGCCTATCAATTCTGGCAAATGGTAGAGTCTGACGTTGAGCCAGTACAGAATTATGCCAACAAAGTTGATTGGTCTAACGTCAAGATTGATGGACTTATCAAGCGTGATGCAAGCAAAGACAATCAATTCATGGACGCGGCTCACAGGTTTGTGAATTATTCACAACAAGCTAAAGAACATGAAGCTGCTAAAAAAGAATTAAAGTCAATGGTAAAAGACACAGAACGTGAGGTCTACTGTGATCTATTGACTATCAAGCGTGACAAGCGCGGTGCTTGTCGCATTACAATCCACTCTGACTAGGAGGTAACAATGGCAGAGAAAAAATTATCAATCACGGATGCATTTATTGCATGGCATGCAGAAGAAGTAAAAGCCAGCAAAGATGGCAAGAACCCACACTTTCGTTCAACATATTCTACGTTAGAAGAAGTGATTGCTGCTTGCCGCAAAGCAGGTCAGCATGGCCTGACATTTACACAGCTAATCGATATGGATGATAATGGTCGCATGTTTGTCAAGACTATTGTCATGCATGTCAGTGGCGAAGTGTTGACAAGTCGCACACCCATTGTGTCACAAGACTTGACTAATCCACAAAAGATGGGGTCAGGCATTACTTATGCTAAACGCTATGGTTTGCAAGCTGCATTTGGTCTACCATCAGAAGATGACGATGGAAATAAAGCAGCAGAACCAAAAGTTTGGAAAGAACCAATGCCACACAACACCCCAAAAGACGAACCGTCAGAATACTAGGAGCAATACATGGATAACAAACTTAGCCCAAACAAAGGCAGAGTCTTTCCTATTACAGAAAAAGATGAGCAATACATTGGCAAACCAATCTTGTCAGGCAAGCTCAACATTGAATACTGGGCAAAGCACATTGATGATGCATACGAACCACGTTGTGTGCTGTTCAAGAAAGAGATAAACGGACAGCGTAAACTAGCTGTCTTTATTGAGGTTGGCTTGATGCATGATAATGGTGCCGATGTACCAGAAGGCAAGCCAAACTACGGCGGCAAAATTGGACAGCAAAACATATCCGCCTACAAAAACAAATCCCAGAATGGCTCAGACTACATGGGGCTTAGTGTCTATACACCAAACACAGACACACAGCCAGCAGAAAACAAACAAGTCATCCAGCCAGCAACAGTTGATGGAGGGACAATCGATGACGACATCCCGTTCTGATCGCACAACGACAGCCAACCCATACAAAGCAACGCCCTACAAAGTAGGCATTGTTGTTGAACACTTTGTTGAGTTTTGCTTTGCTGCCCAAAATACAGCAGAAGCAAAACTCATAGCAGAAAACAAACTGCGGAAGTTTAAAAACCCAGCACAACTACGAAGAGCAGTAATAGGCGACATACATTTTATTGAAGTAGAAGAAATTTGATGGCGCAAAAAACCTACACTGCCGAACTTACAAGCAAGCAAGTAAAACTACTGTTGCAACTTACAAAACATCCTGCATTAGCAAAAGCAGTACAGGCTAAACACGTTGTAAACCTACAATCTGTTTGCAGAAGGATAAAAGAAAAATGAATCGTGCAGATATATTATCTAAAGCACATGATGCTGTACAATCAAGAGGCAAAGACTACGGTTCACCAGCAGAAAACTTTGAACGCATTGCAGCAATCTGGTCGGCGTATGCAGACATAGAATTTAGTGTAGAGGATGTTGGCATTATGATGATGATAGTAAAGATATCACGCCTGATGGAAACACCAGCACACGAAGATAGCTGGGTAGATTTAGCTGGCTACGCTGCTATTACTGCCGAAGCGATAGCAGATAGTCAAGATAATCCGCCCCAGCTTGCGGATCAACAAAGCAATGAACCCAATTTGTAGGTGAATCAGATTGAGGGTCTATCAACTGAAAGATAGCTTGTCCAAAGTTTTGTTGATCAAAACCTTTGACCATAGCGTAAGTGTCATGGAATTTATAACCACGACATCTGGCAAGCCACGCTGTACTTTTATTTTCCACATCTTCAATCTGAGCCAAGCCCCAGTTGTGCCTGTGTCCACTTATGTACAACTCGGCATGGTTTTTAAACCTAGCCATTTTGTTTTGGGCGTGAAGCGCATTCCATTGGCTATGGCCCGACATATCGTGAGCCGCGTGTATGCGGCACTGCCGCCCATTTGGAAACCGAAGATTGACTCTAGCCTCCCAATCTTCACGAATGGTGTGACCACTAGCTATCCATTTCAACGGGTCGCCAGCACCAGACCACATGTCATGATTGCCGCCAATGAGAATAAGCGGGTTCATCTCGCCTATCAACCACTCAACTAACTTCCACGCTGTTTTGTGGGATGTGTCCTGTTCGCCGTACAATCGTCCTAGACGGCCAACCCAGTTATTCTGGTAGTCACCTACTGAACAGCCATAGATATGCGTGTGTGAAGCTATTATGGACAAATGATGCCGTAATGAATCCCAATCGCAGTAATTATCATCGATGTGTGGGTCGCCCAGCCATAATAATCCAATAGGATCGTCTGACTGCATATCAACATTATACCATCTTGTCGCATCTTTATGCGCCTTGCGCTTTTGAAAACGCAGATGAAGATGATTAACTATGTCCTCAACAGGCAAATCATCTTCTGGTATTTCTGGTAAGATATATGATTTTTGTTTTGACTTCTGTAGCTCTCGATAGAACTTACTCTTTGACATTCCCAAAGCATCTGCTGCTTTTTCTATTGTGCCAAATTCTCTGTATGCTTCTTCAATGTTATGTTTGCCCATTACATTCTAACATCATGTCACGTAAATGTTTGCCACGATGTCCTACCTGATTAAACCAAAGCGAGTCTTCCATTTCATGTGCGGCTTTATCCCACATGCGATCTTCTAATGCAGCTATAAATTTTTTGAATTGAGAAAACCGAGGCCAGCCCATATTAAATACCATTGATGCAATAACCATTTGCGCTGGCTCTGGCAAATCACGCCACCAATCCATGCGCTCATCAAGTTCCGCAAAAACAATTTTGATATCATCGTCCAGTATAACTTTGGCAGCTTCTGCTGATATTGGCATCATCATGTTATGACCATAGCCAATAGTCGGTACGCCAACTGTGTCATGATACATTTCTAAGCGCAGCCCCTCATGCTGGGCAACGAGTTCTGTAAACTTTGCTATGTTCATTTTTTAAACATCTTTGTTAACTGCTGTACACCAAAAGACGCAGCAAATACTACGCCGACGGCAGTCTTATAAAAATCTGGCATTGTGTCAAGCGCAGCAAAACCACGCTCAACAATATCCTCATTACCAGTAAAGGCTAAAATTAATGGAATACTTACAAGAATTGTTAGCCACTCGTCTTTCCACGATGATGATGAATTCTTTGCTTGTTCAAGATTCCATTCTTGTTCACCAGCAGCAACACGTTTGGCAACAGCAGCTTTAGCTTTCTGTGTTTCAACCTTGCTTTCAACCCATGAACCAGCGATGTTAGCTATCGGTGCTATCAATGCTTGCAACATATTATTTATCCCAATACAAACGCCAAAGTTTCCAACCAACATAAATAATTGACATCACCCCAAGCACTAGCGTTACCCACATATTCAAAGTGGGCAACCAAAGTGGAGCTGATACCCCACCTGTTGCTATAATAATGTCATCGGGCTTCATTATGCGTATGGACTTTCGCCAAGTAAACTTGTATTCCATGCTGCCTTTAGTTCAACAATCGTTGAAGCAGACCCAATAGCAGATGCGGCTGGGGCATCACGCAAAGCGTTCTTCTTTGTCACAGAAGCTGTCTTGGCAGATACGTCATCAGCTTCCATAGCTTTCATGTAAACTACATCTTCTGCCTCAAGCAAAGGCTTTCGCACCTGACGAATTTTTTCTCTAAACAACTCTTTAGCCTTAGTCATGTCTTCAGAGATGACTTTGCCAGACAGCGACCATGCGCCTCTAAAATCACGGTTGCTAGGCATAGATATAACTTCTGCGCTATCTATCTTATTGCCATCTTTATCAACAATATACGTTGTTACAGCCATGTCTTACTCCTATGCTGCTTTGCTTATGCGCCAAGCATTACGCCAGACGCGAGTTTCTGGTAACTGGTCTTTTCTACAAATAACCATCTTTGGGCTGTTGCCCTCATCCCACGTTGTCCACACGGACTGTGGTATGTCCTTTTGAATTAGGTATTCAATTCCTTCTTCTTCGCTCATAGCTTCGACAGGCTCTGTATTGTGCAACAAATACCCTCTGGTATGCTTCTTAAAGTCGGGTTGTGCTTCGTCTTTGGCTAGTTCCCAATAGACCCACACTGGCGGTAAGATACCGCCCTGCATAGCTGCTGCCATCCAGTTAGGGTCTGGTATAAGTATCTTAGCACACTCATCAATGCTATCTTCGTAGACCACACGGTAATCTGACTGATAGGCTTCTAGGTTTTCTTTTGCCCAGCACAGTCTGTCCCATAAGTGTGTGCCTTGAAACTTAGGTGTCTGCATTATGCTAAAGCTCCATGCGCTGTCATTGAGGAGTTAGTGCCAGCTCCATCAGCTAATGCTGAAGAATTGTCGAACTGTCTGTAAGAAATAACCGAGGCTGAATCGTTATCAACAACATCATTGCCTAAAGTGTAATGATTGCCGCCACCAGTTAAAGAGTATCCAGTTGCTGAAGCAAAGGAACTTATTATATTAGCTGCTGCGTCACCATCAGCTGTATCTGTCATGGTAGAGATGTTAAGACTGCTACTAATTGTCGGCGTACCCATAACAAACTGAATCCAAGCCTTCGCACTACCATTAACAACAAATTTTGTGTCGGTAGAATTTGGTATCGTAACAGCAGATCCACCTACTGTTTCAGTAGTAGTCGTACCCTCAATAGTATCCGCTACAATTTTCCCAGCCATTACGCTAAATCCCCAATGGTTGCAGTTGCAGTTATATCTCTGTTAGTGTTGGTTCCAGCTGCGTTAGAAGTAAAAAACTTACAATCACTTGTTGTCATTTCTGCATTGCTCCAAAGCCCCGAAAAAGCAGTTGAAACAGGTAACTCCACATAATCTGCGTTAGCCATGTTATTTGTAAACACTGTTGTCCACGCACCATCACCAGACTCATCTATGAGTGAACTTTTATTGAAGCTGTCATCAAAAGAAGGTGAACTAGCAGTGCCAATAAAATGACCCCATGATTTACACAACCCTTGCTGAAGATTAGTTGTGGTTGAGTTACCTTCACCTGTTACAGCAATAGAGCCAGCAGTGCTTACGCCAATAAGAGCGTTTGCTTTAAGTGTACTCATGCTAAGTCTCCTACAGTCATGCAATACGAGCCATTGTGGTCTTCCAAAGCCCCATTTGAACTACCGTTAGACCCGTAAAAAGTGTTAAACTTAATTGAAGATGCAGACTGAGGACTACCCCCTGATTGGTCTGAATTACTACCGCCCCTAGTAGCTCCTGAATTGCTACTACTACCGTCATTTGTGGTGTTAAAAGAACAAGTTATGATACACTTATCACTAGCACCAGATAATCCGTTAGTATAAGTGCTAGTATAATCACCTTCCGCATTATCAGTCAAAGTGCTCTGATTGAATGATCCATCTGTTGTTTGGTTAACAGCATCATAATTGACCCAATGTTTAGCGGCCTGTTGTTTAGTCAGCGTGACAGGGCTGCTACCATCACTTGCTACGATTGTATCTGCTTTAAGTGTACTCATTTAAACCACCGTATATGTTTCGCCAGAGCCAACCGTAACCGTCACACCACTATTAATTGTTATAGGGCCAGCAGACATAGCGTTTTTGCCATTCGTAATAGTGTAGTTTGTCGTAACCGTCTGACCATTTTCATAAAAGACTTGGTCTGAACCGCCGCCAGTTGCACCAGCCGCTATGCCTGTAAGGTTGCTGCCGTCAATGGCTGGCATTGTGCCTGTAAGATTGGCAGCAGGAATATTCCCTGTGCCAGTAATATTATTGTTT